GTGGTAACCATCTCGGTATACAGCCAGGTATGGCGGGTGATGAGACGGGCGAAATAGCGGTAGTGGCGGTCGGTCCAGTCCAGCATCGGGGCAACGGACAGGGTGCGCGGTGGCAGTTTTCCGCTAAACCCTTGCTTTTGCTTGGTTTCACTCGCGCTTTGCGCTGGCTGGTTTTGCATCATTTTGCCTTATTTTGCTGCGTTTTTACGGTGTCAGTGCTACATTCAGTGTTACAAATCATGCCTGTAGCACCACCATTCCGACTATGTAGCACCATGGAGGTTGGCCGTGGCCACCATCACACCGTATAAGAAGAGAAGCGGCGAATTATCCTACCGCGCACAAGTCCGCATCAAGCAAGCTGGGAAAATAGTTTTCTCGAAAGCCCGCAGCTTCCCTACCGAGGCAGCCGCCCGGAGCTGGGCCAAACGGATGGAAGTCGAGTCAGCAAAGCCCGGCTTCATCGAAGAGCAGCAGCTGGGCAAGACCACCATTGCCGACCTGATTACCAGGTACAAGGCCGAGCTGACGGAGGCTGACAGCCTGGGACGCACCAAGGGGTACACCCTCGACCTATTGCTGCGCGGCTCTCTGGCTGACTTGCAGGCCAATGCCCTGACCAGCGCAGACTTGATTGAGTACTGCCGTCTTCGCGCCGCATCCGGCGCTGGCCCTGCGACCATCGAGCAGGATGTGATCTATCTGCGCACTTGCATCGACTATGCCATGCGAGCCTGGAAACTGGCACTAGCCACCACACTGGCAGAGATCAACGCCGCCACACCATCGCTACGCAAGCTGGGGCTGACGGCAAAAAGCAACCACAGGAACCGGCGGCCAACTACAGACGAGCTTGAGCTAATCATGGGGTGGCTGGCACGCCGGGAGCAGCGTATAAACGCGAGCATCCCTCACCGCGACATCGTGCAGTTTGCCATCGCAACCTGCATGCGAGCGGGCGAAATCGGGCGCATCACTTGGCGTGACCTGGACGAGCAGAGACGGACAGTCATTATCCGGAAGAGGAAGGACCCATCGAACAAGCACCAGAACGATCAAGAGGTGCCACTACTGGGTGAAGCATGGGAAATCGTGGCAAGACAGCCACGAACAGACGAGCGCATCTTCCCTTACAAAATGAAGAGCGTCAGCGCCGCATTTGAGCGGGCGGTGAAAGCGCTGGGCATCGCGGACCTATGCTTCCACGACTTACGGCACGAAGGCACGAGCAGGCTTTTTGAAGCGGGGTATTTAATACAAGAAACGGCGATCGTCACCGGCCACAAAAGCTGGAATAACCTGAAGCGCTACACGCAGCTGGATCCGGCTTCGCTGCATCGAGATACACCGCACAACACGAAAGATAAACCGGCAAGCATGGAAAGCCCCGCACAGGCAAAAGTACGGCGCTGGGTAGCGAAGACAGAGGACGGCTACTTGACTCGAATCAACAATGAAATCGGATGGGCAGAACGGGCAGAGGATGCTTTTTTGGGTAAAACGAAGAAGGAAGCAGAATTGATCGGCGAAGAGTCTGGAGAACTTTATGTTGCAGAAAAGATACTGATTTTATGCAATAGAAATGAAAATATCGCCAACTGAGTACGCGACTATACAGCACATTTTTTAGGCAGACAACAAAATGATGCAAAATAACGCATAACGCAAGATGCTGACTTACAACACTGAAAATTAACTACATTTTGCGATTGTGGGTATTGATTACTTATCGAAGGCCTGTTGTAATTCATACCAGATGCAAGAGGTCGAGGCGTCATTGCCACTTTTGTAAAAGGAAAAGCCCACCGAGTTCCCGCTCGATGGGCCTTCAGGTAGAGGAACCGAACGACCTCCGGTAACCCTCACTTGCGAAACAAATTTCACTACAGACAAGGTGCAGATTACTGCACCTAGCTGAAATTTGTAAACCGCAAGTTGCCCATTGAGGTCCCTCAGTAAAAGGGAATGCAAAATGGCAACACCTGAAACCGAGGGCGAAGTGATCTACCGGATGACTATTACCGTTAAAGGTAAGAAGATCCGCCGGAAAGACGGCAAGCCCTTCAAAATCGTGCTACGCCCTAAAAAGTAAGCACGGCCAGCAGTAACCAAGGGTGGCAGCGGTTGCGTTGCCACCCTTTTTCTATCTCACGCCGCTTATCGCTTCATGTCGTCGAAGATTTCGCCGTACAAGCTCGACACATCCGCCATCACTGCCAGCAACCGGCGCTGGTGATCAGGATCATCAGCCCGCAGTGCGGCGGCCACCAGCACATCCAGCTTACCTACAAACTCCTTAGCGTGATCTACCACTTCACGCGCCAGGCTCAGTTGCTTTTCTTGCGTCATACATACCTCGTGCATGCAAATCAGTATGGAAATATCACCCGGCATTTACGGCGAGTCAATAACACACAAGTCATTGATTTTAAAAGTCATTAAGTAATTACTTATTTAAAATGACGCCATGCATTACGAATAAGCGACTTAGCCACCACCGGATGATTTGCTATAAAACGACACCTACAGCATACCCAGCGGCGCCAGGCCGCACGGGGCTTAAATCGGGGTGAAATTCGCCTATTTCGGCGCAACCTTCGCAGCGCACTCACCGTAATCCAGCGCCAGCTGGATGTAGGCGCGGCCGACGGTATCCCAATCATCAGCGACCAGCGGCGGGATCGGCTTGCACGGCGTCACCAGCACTGCTGGCGCCAGCGGCGTTGGCGGCATCGATGGCGGCATTGATGTCGCGCAGCCGGTCAGGGCCAGGGCGGCAGCCAGCAGGCAGCGGTTCACGTACGATCGTTTCACGGTAGCGCTCCAAAATGGTTGGCCGCTGCGCAGCCAGGTTATCGATACGGGCCTGTACCCTGTCGGCCACGCCCTGCAAACGCTTCGACTCCTCGACGAAGGCGGCGAGATCAGCAGTAGCTTGCCCTGCCTTCTTCTGCTCGACTCGCAGCTCCCAGCGGTGGCGCTCAGCTGTTTGGCCAGCCCACCAGGCACAGGCATGGGTCAGCAGCAGTGCGAGCAGCACCGCCGCCATTCGCTTCAAGCCCAGCATCAGGACACCCCCAGCACTTTGCGTGCACGCATCCAGATCGCGCGGCGGTCGTCACGGCCATTCTGGCCACCGTTGATCTTCAGCGTGATGGCATCGAATGCCCCCTTATCAGCCAGGGCGGACAAACGCCGCTCATTCCAAAACCAGCAGGCCGACAGCGCAGCGAAGACAGGGTCTTCCAACACCTCCGGTGTCTTGAGCAGATCAACGCCCAGCGTCTTGCCGCAGGCACGGTAGTTATCACGGCCGGTAATCTGGATCAGGCCACGGCCACGGTAGCGCTGGCCGTCACCGTCTGCTGCAGGCGTATTACCCAGTCGGGCGGCCAGCTGGCCAGTGTCGTACTTGGCCAGGTAGGCATTACTGCCCAGCTCGCGCAGAAAATTGAACTGGCCGCTCTCGTGGCCGATCTGGGCAAGGAAGGCCGCCTGCCGCGCCGGCGTACTGATCTCATGCGCGGCCATCGCATCAATCAACGGCTGCAAAAAAGCCTGCACGGCGGCAGGCTTGGCAAGGGGCAGGATCTGGCGCAGCTGCGCCGCAGTGGTTAGCAAAGGCATTGCATCGGCTCCCAGTCCATCGCGAGGATTTCAGCGGCAACCACAGCAGGCTCACGATCATTGATGATTTCAGGCAGGGCGAGGCCAGCCAGGCCGACTTCGCTTGCATGCGGCACGGTGCCTGCGCCAGCACGCACCAGACGCACTGCACCGCCACCACGTACCAGAGCAGCGGCCAACTCGTTCTTGAACCGGCAGTCATCGACCACCACGCGGCCGCCAGCGGCCAACACGCGGTCAACCTCACGCTTCCAGGCAGATACCCAGACTTCCGCATCGATACAGCCACGGCCCCACTCGGTGCCAAGCGTCTGCATCGCATGCCGCGGCGTGCGGCCGCCCAGCAACGCGCACGGCTGCTCTTTCAGATCGCCCTCGATTTCGGCCTCGCTGAGACCCAGCGCGCGTAGCATGTTCTTGAGCGGGGCAGCAAACTTAACTACCGTATAACCGTGCCGATCGGCCAGCTCACCGGCAATGGTCGACTTGCCGGCACCCGCAGGCCCGCTTAGCACCAAGAGCTTGGGAAGTACAATCATAAGGACTCCAACAAAAAACCCCGCATAAGCGGGGCAGGGATGATGTTTGAATGGAAAATCGCGAAAACGAAGACAAGAAGGCAGAGGCATTGCTTAAAGCTGCAGAAGACCGCTTCTGGCGCTACTACGATTTAAACAGGGAGTGGGAAGGCACAGTAGTCAAACACCTAGTCATCGCCAATGGCGGCGGGGCTGCCGGTGTGCTGGCCTACCTGAAAGACAGTTCGCCGGCATTTGCACAAGCCGCACTGTTCGCGTTCGGGGCTGGCCTCATGCTGGCGATAGCACTAGTCGTCCTAACCTACAAAAATACCCGCACATTGCAATGGGTCACGGCAGCACGAATGCGGCTTGTTCAGCTTCGAGGTGCCAAGCCAGAGATCTTGCTTGAGCCAATCAAGCTTCATGAGCGAGAAAACCACTGGGTCGGCTTTGTCTCGCTGATACTGTTTGTTACTGGCGCTGTCTGCATTGCCACGGCGATACTATCTGCATCACCGGCAAACCCAGCGCTCAAACCCAGTGGTCACGTAGCCGAAGCCAGCAAGCAGGCAGCTGCAAAGGCGCGCACAACTTCCGAGCCGAAGATACAAACCTCAACCTTAGCCTCTATTTCTGCGGCACAGAGACCCAACCAGATGAAACCTGCCCAGGCGCCTCATCCACATTAACGGCCATATTGAAGGTAATGCCGTGTTCTGGATGGGTAATCCACAGCGCCTGCCGCGCACGCTCAAAGCCAAAATTGTTACTGTAGGCGTATTCGTCATATCCCTTAAGCGATCCGTTGACGATCAGCCGCTGTAGCTGGATCAGCTGATGCCAGTGACCGAGCAGCAGTACGTCGTATGGCATGTCGACTTGGCCGGCCCGCGAGCGCTTCTTGTGGTCACCACGGATGATTGGGCCAAGAGCACCGATCATGCCGTCGCCTCCACGGAACTGATCGCCGTGAGTCAGCAGGTAGCGGGTGCCATAGACGCGGTAGTAAGCATCTGGACCATCAGGAATCAGGAAGTGCACGCGAGCATCGTCCGCAAACTCGCGGGCCAGTATGCAGTAGGCAAGCCAGTCGAATGATGTATGGTTCCGCCCCTTGGCGCGAATTTTGATCGTATTGCGCCCGTGGTTACCAGATACGCACGGCACGAATACCTGCCCGAATTCATTAGCCAGGGTGCGAATGCACCAGGCGAGCACGCCAATCAGGTCGAGTACACAAGGCATAATGTCGACTTCGTTGCTGACGGCGAGCTCGTCGTGGATATCACCGGACACCATGTCCCCGCCCAGCGCGAAAACGATGCCTGGGTATTGCGCCCCCACCATGCAGTTGCGTAGCAAATGAATGGTGCGCTCGATCATCTTGCGCGCGCGGCGGTGGGCGATTTCGAGGTTGTACTCGTTGACACCGTTGATCTGGCGCGGATCTACTACCTCTGCCCAATGCCAGTCACTGGCAAACAGCGTCGGCACGCCCAAGTCGCCGGCCACCTCACGTCGCTGCACCAGCCAGTCAGGCACCGTTACCGGCTCGCTGGCCAGCTTGAAGATCTTGGTACGCACGAATTCATCATCCAGCTGCGCCCCCTTGGCTGCTGCCAACTGCGCACGCAGCGCGCGCACCTCCACGCTGACCGGCTCTGCCTGCTGCTTGGCGGGCGCCACCTTGTTATCACGCTCACGAATGCGCTGGCGGCGCTTGCGTACAGCACGGTCGCTGATGCCCAGCTGCCGGGCGGTCTCGATCACGCCATGCTCAGCCAGCATGGCCAGGAAATCTTTCTCGCTGACAGACATCAGCACCCCCAAAAGAAAACGCCCGCACGCGGCGGGCTGATTAAATTTTGACCATTACAACAGCAAGCAAGCCGCTACTGCGGCGGGCCTGCGTTATCGACAGGCTTATCCACCGTTTCGGTGGACAACCCCACCCGCGCACCCACCAGCCGCTTGAGCCATGGCACGTCCGCCAGCAAAGCACGCAGCGCGGCCAGCGCATCCGCCCAAAGCACCAGCAGGCCGTCGATCACCGGAATGGCAAGATTGGCCGCAACCATGCCACCTAAGCCAACCGCACCAGCGCCCAAGCCCGGCCAGGCACTAGCCACCAACAGGCCGCCAAAGTAGGCCGCCAGCAGGCTGGCCACCGACAGCATGACGCGCTCGGGCGTACTGCGGCCAACCGTGCGGCGCCACTGCAGCACCGCGCCGCCCAGCGCACCGGCCAGTGCCGGCACATGCAAACCCGCACCAGCCGCCGCGGCGCCCTTCCCCGCGCCGCCGGCCGACGCCCAAGCCAGGCTGCTTAGCGCAGCCATCGCCGCCGCCAGCAGCGCGGCAATGCCCGCGCGCAAACTCACCGCTGCCACCAGGCCAGCCACCACGACACACACAGCCAGCCGCCAGCTGGATTTAAAACGACCTGCCATTTCAACCCCCTTGAAATGAAAATGCCCCGCTTACGCAGGGCTAGAAAGCAATCGACCCGCCGAAGCGGGTCATTTGGTAGCGGCCAGCTCGGCCTCGGTGCAAGGGCGCCAGCGCTGGACGGTGGCACCTTCCGGTGTGGTGGCTTGCACCATGCACTGCGGTGGCGATGGCTTGGCTTTGTCGTATAGCCAGCCGGCAAAGTATGTCAGCGTGACGCCCAGCAGGATGCTGGCGCCAAAGTCGTAGAGCTTCATGCGTATCTCCAGAAAGCCCGCGAGGGCTGTAGTGTCAGGGCACAATCGCCGCTAATGCGGCAGGGTCTGGGCTATCGCTGTTACTCCACGCGCGGCAGGCGTCGATGAAGGCACCCATGCGGGCAATTTCTTTTGGCTCACCACAGCGCATGATGTTCAGCTGACGATAGATGGGATAGTGGCTTTCGATGTGAGCTGCACACTTTGCGGTTGCCATTGCCGGCGTGCATACCTTCGCCTGTGCTGCGCGCGCGGCCGCGATCATCGCGCTGTACACATCGATTGCCTCTTGCCTGGTGCAGCCATGAATTTGCATGGCCAAGTCGATGTCATGCTCGCTATACATGTCAAGATCCTTTCGAATACGCGTCAGTCACGGCCACCGAAAAAGAGCTCGGGTAGTCATCACCGTCAGCCAGGTTAGTCTTGTACTCAGTCAGTCCGACGCCGTGGGCATGCAGTCTGCGCACGAAGATCCCCCCCTCCCATAAGCCAGCCCGGCGGATATATACGTCTTTGCCATCATGCCCAAAAAGGTCGCGACCAAGACCCGAAAGCTTCCTGACATGAATGCCCTCCAGCGCAAAAGGCCCGGACTGCCAAGAGCACAGCACCGTCATGATGTACGTCGACGTCCAGCTGCTGTCGTTTTCATCTGAAGAGATATGGATGAAGTAGTCGATCGCGCTGGTGGCTCCGGCAGCGTTTGCACCACACACCTTAAACCACCTCTCCCCGTAACTGCCGTCGGCGGCGGCGTAGGTCCCGCCGCCAGGCGGATCACCACTGTAGCCAGCACGCCACGCCTCCAGCCCGCCAAGCCGCGCCACCGCATCAGCACGATGCTGCTGCGCTAGTAAACCTAGCCCACTGATATCAGCCATCAGCTTGCGCAGACCATGGAGACCCTGCAGTGTGGTGGTACCGTCGCTAAAAGACACCGCGCCAGTGCTGTCCAGCAGGTCAACCAGCTGATCAAGGGTGATGCCGTAGCGCTGAATCAGCGCCTGCAGGTCGGCAGCCAAATCTGCCGCTACGTTGCCCGAAGGCAGCATGCGGATGATAGCGTAAGGCTGCGCCGACGCCGTGGCGCCGGTGTACGCTAGTTTTAGCGTCAGCGAGGTGTTGCTGCTAATGGCCTCCACTTCGCCCAGACTGCCGTTAGGCAGCTGGATCATGTCGCCCGGATTAACGACACCGCCGCTCCAGATCGTATCCGTACCCGTGACGGCACGACTGCCATTGGTGACCATGATGGTGCCGGCGCGTAACCAGCTAAGTCCTGCCATGTGCTTCTCCCAAATAAAAAGCTCGGGCATCACACCCGAGCGAGCTTCCATGTAATTGCCGTGATTACCATGCTGCCGGATGGCGTTCTTGAGCCGCGCCAGCAGTAGCGTATATAGATGCGGCCATCTACGACGCCATGCCCCCACTGCTCTAGTGTATCGCCGATAACGACACTGACCTCGGCATAGCCCGCCGCACCGCCGGACTCGGTCAAGCCGTTGGCAATCGTAGCGGAAGCGGCATACATATGTGACGAGGCATAAGCCCAGTGTGCCTGGGCATTGACGCCCGTATCGATCATGTACACCCAGTCCGACTGACCATCCAGCGATCCAGAATTAACAAATGCAGTAGCCGCAGCGATAGGCGTCGGATCGTCTATTACGTCCAAGCGCTTCACGCGTGCGTAACCATCGCCGCGCAGAGTAATGGCATCGCCAAACTGCAGCAGGCAATCGCCCCACGATGAAAGCCTGAGCTGCGATGCACCACCCTTGAAGTCCAAAAACGTCTCTCCGTTCGGATGGCGGGCCAGCACCCAGCCATTACCACCATCTGCCCACCACTTTCCCGCAGATCTGAGATAGCCCCAGCCACCGCCACTACCAGACAGGTCTAGCTTTCCAGCCGTAGCCGTACCCAAGTCAGACGATAGTGACGACAGCCGGTCAACCGACAGAGCGCGAGCAGAAACCGAGCCGTCCAGCACCAGATCGCCCGAAATGCCTACCGCCGGCCCGCCATTGATACTGCCCACGGTGAAGACCTGTTTTGGCGCATTTCCGTTGGGCAAGGCTACCGTGAAAGCATCAGCCAGAACGCTGAATGCGCTGCCTTGCTGCCCGCTAAGCAAGCCGATACCGGCCACGCGCTGCTGGCCATCGGCGGTAGTCACGATGCGTACTGACCACTTACCCAGCACACCATCAACAGCACTGGCGCGGGCAAGTACCTCTGCCTGCACCGCAGCAGAAGCACCATCTGCAGCGGCTTGTACGGTATCGATACGCTGCCCCAGTGCCGTGTCTGCACTGGCCCGCGCTGCGGTTTCGGACTGAACTGCTGCCGAAACGTCGCCAAGCTGCGCCGCTAGCCGCTCGCGCACCACGACTTCTGCCTGTAGAGCATCCGCAGTGGCCTTTTGCTCGCGGGTCAGCGCGGCCACCGACACCCGCGTACCTCGCGCCGCGGTTGCCTGGTGGTCTGCCGACAGTGCTGCAGCCAAGGCGGCATTACCTGCTGCATCAGCCTGGCGGCCGAACTCCACCTGCAGGCTATCGCTACGCTGCGCCTGCGCTTTGCCTTGGTCAACCAGCGCAGTCTGCGTGGCAACAATTGCCGCTGTATTGTCAGCTGCCACCGCTTGCACGGTGTCGATACGCTGGCCCAGCGCCGCATCCTCCGTGGCGCGCACGCTGCGCTCATCGCTGATCGCCGCGCCGTTACTGTCGATGACTGCTTGCATGGCGCTAAGCTGACTGGCCGTGGCTTGGTCGGCCGCCGACCGCACTTGCTGCTCGACCAGCAGACCGGCCTCAGCAGCGCCCAGCCGGCTGGCCAGCGTCAGCGTCGCACTGGCCTGGGCTGCCAGCTCGTCAGCATTGGCTTTGATGTCGAGCTTGGCTTGCGCCAGCGACACTTTCAGCCCGCGCGCGGCCTGGCGCTGCTCATCCGCCGCCAGCGCCGCCCGCAGCTGCGTCTCCGACAGCGTACCCAGCTGCTGCTGCACATCGGCCAGGCCGGCGGCGTTACTGCTGACTGCCGTATCGGTGTAGGCCAAAGCCTGCCGCACGCCCAGGCTGATCTGCGTTTCAAGTAGCTGCAACTGGCTCTCAGCAGCCGACAGCCGGCCGCCATGAGCATTGACGGTGGTGACCGTACCAGTCAGCCGGCCATCCAGCGCATCAGCCAGCAGCAGCACGTCGCGGATTTTGGCATCAACGTCCGTGGTGATTTCTGCAGTGGCTTTCAGCCGGATCTGGCCGGTTGCCGGGTCTACGTCGATGATCGCATCCAGCACGCGCTTGTTACGTCGCGCCTCCCGCGTCCGCTTGTCCGCATCCAGCACCAGCCGCAGCGCTGCCTCGGCGGCGGCCTCGCCAGCCGCGTTCAGCTGCGGAATAACGCGCTGCTGCAAATCAACCAGCGCCGGGGCAAGCTGTGACACTTGGCCGGCCAGCGCCGGTACGGTGATATCGCGTAGCGCAGTGAGCGACGGCACTTGGTCGATGCTGCCGCCGACCAGATCATCCAGCGCATCACGCGATACCGAGCCCTGCAGCTGCTGCAGCAGGACGGACGGGTCTTTGACTGTGGCTGCGCTGGCCGTGGCCGCCGCGCTGCGGTTGCCCCAGCCATCAACCAGCACCAGCTCGTACTGCCAGCTGATACCCACAGACAGCCCGGCATGGGTCCAGCGGTCTGCCGGATAGGCCAAGCTGGTGAGCAGCACCTTGCTACCGCCCGCTGGCGTGCCGTACAGCACAATACTGACAATGTCGGCCTGGGCAGGGTACTGCCAGCGCAGGCTGATCTGCATGGCCTCGCCCGTGGCAACAAAGCCAGTCACTGCCAGCGGTGGCGCCCCAGCGGCCACGATGGTGATGCTTTCCGATACGGGCGCGCTGATGGTGCTGCCAGTAAATACCGGCGCCACCTGCACGTCGTATGCCCCGGGCTCGACATCTGCCTGCCATTGCTGGCCAGCTATAAGCGCTTCCGCCCAGGCACCACCAGCACGCCGCCAGCGCAGGCGGTATTGCGTCGCACCGGTCACAGGCGGCCAGCTGGCAGACAGCACCGGCACGCGCCGCTTGTCTACGGTGATGCGGCTGGACTCGGCCAGCGCCACCCAGCCCAGCAGCGGCAGGTTGGCCGCACGGGGCGGCACGTACACGTATGCGCCGGACTCGGCCGCGTAGTACTCGGGCAGGTAGTCCACCGCGGTGAAGCGGAAGCCGTCGCCGGTTGGCGCCACGTCGGTGATCTTGACCTGCTTGCCGGGCTGCGCCGCTTCGTCGTAGAACCACAGCCAGTCATACGGCACGGTGTCCAGCGATTCGGACGGTACAGGCAGCGGGCCGTAGTCGTCAGTGGCGGGTATCAGGTCACGCAACTGCAGCGTGCTGCTTTGGCCAGTGCCAGGCTGCACGCGGTAGGTGTAGTAGCGGCCATCTGGGAAGCGGATGCCGACATAGCCACCGGCAGACAGCGGCACAGCCTTGTCCAGCACCAGCGCGCCACGGCTGCCATCGAGCAGACGGCCGCTGTGCGACCAGCTCACCATGTCGTGGCTGATCATCACCACGTCGCCTTTACCGGCTACCAGGCCTTCCTGGTCTGTCTCCCAGCTGATCTTGCGACGCAACAGCTGCTGCGCAGCGGCTAGTAGGTTTGCCTCACGGCCTGCCATGTCAGCGCTGGTGCAGCCTGCAAAGTCCAGCGTTACCGGATTGCTCGGGTTGGTCGCCCCGGGCACCACCTTGCGGACGCTGTCGGCCTCCCAACTCTTGGCGGCGTTGGCGAAGGTGACGATGACCTCGTCAGCCATTTGGCCGCTGGCGTAGCTGACACGGAAGCTGCCAGCCAGGATGTTGGCCGGACCGAAGGTGGCCACGTATGGCAGGCTGTCGTCATCCCACACCACGCCGTAGCGACCAGACTGCCAGGTAAGCTGGCCCCGGCCGCAACGGGCGATCTGCTCGGCGACGGTCTTGATACTGGCCGCGCGGTCCAGCACCAGGCTGCAGGTCAGATTCTTACGATCGCACCAGGCGGCAAACTGCTTGATGCTGGCGATATCGATACGCGCATCGGCCAAGCCAGCGCCCCAGGCGCGGCGGCCACTGATAAAGCCACCGCGCAGGAAGTACAGCAGCAACCACGCCGGATTCTGGCTGACCTGGTTCAGCCAGGCGCTACCTGTCCACACTGGCACGGCAATCTGCGCGATGGCGGACAGCTCGTCCAGCGCGCCGTTCAGCTGGCTGCTGGCCTTGATCTTGATGCCGACACGGCGCTGGCCGGTGTAGTCGGCGCCGTCGTACTGATGGGTACGCAGCTGGGCCAGGGCGAACTGGCTTTTCTGGCGGCTGCTATCCACATCGCCGCTGGTCTTGCGGATGCGCACTTCGTACTGGCCGCGGCCAACCTGCAGAAAGTGGCTGGCACGCACCACGTTGACCGAGTCGCCATTCAGCAAGAAGCTACCGGCACCAAACGCAGACCAGTCCGCCGCGCCGACGATGCGGTATTGCACTTCGTAGCCGATAGCCTGGCTATCTACACCGCCATCGTCCCGGGCGTAGTACGCCACGCCCTGGATATCCACGCTGATGCCGATGCAGTCCGCGCTGGTCGTGCGGCTGATCCAGCCATCGGCCTGGGCGACCTCGCGGCCACTTTCCGTATCCACGTTGCCGAACCCTGCCGGCAGCTGGCCGTCGGCGCCGGCGTGGTAGACGGTAACGCCCTGGTAGTCGCTTAGCGGGGTATCGCCCAGCTTGAAATCACCCAGTTGCAGATCGGACTGCAAGCCGAAGTGGAAGCTTTGCAGCAGGTACTGGTCTTGCCCTTCGAAAACCGTATACGGCTGGCCGGCCAGGTCCGGCACGATACGGTGCTTGCCCAGCACCAGCGGCATGGGCTCGAACTGGCGGATGCGGTTACGGGCACCAGTGAGGCTGTAGGTGGGCGACTGCTCTACGCTGCCGCTACTGCCCAGCGTGCCAGCCGAGGCAGTCGGCGGCGGCAATACGGCGTTAACCAGCATGCTGCCGGCAATCATGATGCCGGCTTGAGCGGCTGCATACATCATCGTGCCACTGGCCGCACCGGTCAGCGCACCAGCCATGGGGCCAGCTGCCACGGCAATAGCCACCAGCGCCACGGTGCGCAGCACTTTGCCAGATCCACCGCCGCCACCGCCGCGTACCACGGCGCGAATCAGGATCTGGTCGCCCTTGCGCAGGCGGTATTTTGCCCAGGCTTCGCCCAGCGCGCGGCCATTCACCAGAATGGAGTGCGGGTGGGTATCCACCTCAATGCCAAGGCGGCGCACGTAGCCGCCCAGCGTTTCGTTGCGCTTGGGTGGCTCGGTGTAGACCTGCCGGCCATCGGTGGTAAGCGGGTGCGGCAGGTAGGCTGCTCGCACTGCTTGTGGCAGCGTCATTTCCATTTGTAAAACCCCTCGATTACGCACTCATCAACAAAATGCACATCACCACGCTGGCGCAGCGGCTGGCGGATGACCTCGCCAAAGCCGTCGTCAGCATGCAGTACGTACCAGCACCCGCCCATGTCGCACATGACGCCGATGTGCTGTAGGCGGCCACGTGCCAGCATCAGCACGGGGTGCCCGTCTAGCGGTGCCGCTACGCGCTCTGCCAAGTCGTCGCGGTGGGCGCGTATCTGCCGGCTGCGGGCAAATGGCTGGCGTGCCGGCACAGCTGGCATCCACACAGCCATCCCAAGTATGTCCATCGCCACGGCCTGGGCCAGCGTCCCGCAGTGGGCACTGTCGGGCTCGTACTCCCGCCCCATGTAAGCATCAGACCAGTGCGCCATCAGAAGCACCCCGGCGCGGTTTCTGGCCGGTAGCTGATAGCCACGGCCTGCAGGTTGAGGAAATCGACGTAGCCCAGTGTGGCGGTGATGGCCGTCTGCGACACCTCGATGCCGGACATGTCCAGCGTGATGTCGTACTCGATGACCGCAGGCTGGCTACGCAGCAGCTGCATGACGCGGCACTGCGCGCCAATACCACCACGCGACAGCTCGATCCACTGCACCAGCTCGCGGCCGATGTTGTCGACGGTCAACTGCGCTTGCGGTACTCGGCCTTCGCTTTCTTCCGGCAGCTGGATATCGAAGGCGCACGCTATAAACAGATGGCCTTCTACCGTAATGTCCTGCGTGTCACACACCACACGGGCTGGCTCGGCCAAGTTGGGATCAGTGATTTCCAGCAGGGTCAGCAGCGGCTCGGTGGCGCTGGTGGCATTCAGGTTCAGCCGGGCAGCATTCGACAGGTTGCGGGGCATATCAGGCTCCAGAAAAGCAGAAGCCCCGCACTGGGCGGGGCTATCCGATGGTTTCGAGTGTGGCGGCGCATGACCACTTGTTTCGCTGGCGCAATCGCCAGGTTGTCTTATCTGCAAAGCGGATACGCATCACACGGCCGAACAAGGTGGCCATGAACCAGCCACTACCGCCAGACAGGTCGTGGCGATACCAGCTATCAAAGGCATCCTTGTTGGCCTCGCCATCCACCAGCAAGGAAACTGAGCGCGACGTGACCCCAATACTTCGGGTTGGCCGCTGCTTGGGGATACCTCCGTCCATCTCTGTACGCTTGATGCCGAAATCTGGCGTCTCTGCGTACCCTTCCAGCTCAAGCAAAACAAAATCTGGCAAAACAGGAAGTGCCATTACATACGCTCCAAGCTCTGGCGTATCGGTCCGCCGCGTTTCAGATCTTCCAGCACAACCCCAATTACCCACTGCTTGCCATCAAATTTTGGCTGGCTGGCAGTAGCACCAACAGGCTGGCTAGACTGGTTGATCACATTCACCTGCACAATCGGGGCTGATGCGCTATTAGCCCCAGGGCTAACCTCGCCCAGGTTGGCAATGTGGCGCGGGTCATCCGAAGTCAGCACTTCTTCGCCACGCATCAACACTGCCGGCACTTCCCCCGGCTTCAAGCCGGCGATGCCACCAACGTGATAGCGGCACCCACGACGCCACCGACGTGCATGGTGCCAATGACAGACGGGCCAATCATTTCCAACGCGCTGGTAGCGACGCCTGCGATAGCTTTCTGCATCTGGATGCGGACGATTTGTCGGATCACGTCATTGGCAAAGTCCTGCCAACCGAGCTTGCCCGTCATGAAGAACTCGGTAAGGGAATCGGTCATGCCATCGGCCATCGCAGAGAAAACTTGCTTGGACTGGCTGGCCGCGTCATTCGCCGCATCAACGTAGTCAGCAAATGCCTCACTGGCACCGGCCTCCCAGCTGCGGCTGGCTTCACGGTTGGCATCGTACTGAGCCATCAGCTCAGCATGTGCCGCAGTTCCTGCAACCACTCCGTCCTGCTCGATTTTCAGCGCGTACACCAAGCGTTCACGCTGAGCTGCACCAAGACCAATGACATCAAACTGACGCTGCAGCTCAATATTGCTGGCCCTTACAGCCTCCGTGTATTTCTGCCAGGCCTCATACTGCGCATCCTGCGGCGCCCTCGCCTGCATTACAGCCTTACCCAGCTCGGTCTGGGTATAGATCAGGTTTTCCACCGCATCACGGTACTGCTCAACGGTCAGATCACCCGCCTGATACATAGTGTTCAGCCGCGACAGCTCGTTGTTGTAGTTGGCACTGATGCCCGCCACCTGATTGATGGTATCGCCCAGGTCTTCCAGATACCGGCGGCGCTCTTCGGCTGCCCGCTTGGCGGCAGCCTCTGCAGACTTGTCTGTCTTGTCCTTGCCGTTGCTGACTGCAGCGGTCTCATGCCCCTGCCACTTTGCAATCCACGAGTCCGTGTTTTGCATCTGCCGGGCTTCCAGATCAGACTTGGCTTTCTGCGCATCGATCAGCGCACCGCGCAGCTGCTCACGATCCTGGACGAGCGCAGCGCGCTCCGAACTGGACAGCGCGACCTGCACCGGGCCCCAACCACCTCCGGCGTTGATCGTTTTCTTTCCGCTATTCAGCCGGTTATCGATGGCGCCCATTTGGGTCTGCAGATTCTTGATCTCGTCGTTAATGACCCGCATCGGCGCACCGCCGGCATTATTCTGCGCCTTCTGAATACGCTTGGCCGCATTCTCACTAATCGCGGCAGCATTACCAGCAGCCTCAGCGATATCATCCCAGTACGCCACGACCAGCGAAGCAGCGGCGATAAAGACTCCGAACGGCCCACCCATGCCGGCGTAAATCGCACTGGCGCCACGGGCTGCAGCGGCTCCCGCACTGATGGCGACACTGGCATTGCGCTGCGCGATGGCATGCGCCTCTACCGCAACGGTAAGCCGTGCTTCAGCGGCAGCCATCGCCGCGGCGTTCGCGGTATATATTCCTGCCGCCCGCGCCCTAGCCATTTGGGCTTCGGCTGCGGCCAACTCTGCCCGGCTGCTTTCCAGCGTTGCCACCGCCCCGGCGCGGCTGGCCGCTGCAGATTGCAGCAGCGGGCCGATTACCCGACCAAGCACGATGGCACCCAGCGCGGTGCCGGCTACCTTGGCGGCGTCGATGTTTTCGGCCAGCAGTTGCATACCGCTGGATGCCGTCTTGGCACCCGACACCATGGCATCTGCCAGGCCATTCTGGTTGATGGTGCGTGCCAGATTCCCCCAGCTGTCACCCAGGTTACTGATGGCACCATCCAGCGTTTCCATGCGCTTGGTAGCCGCCCCGGCAAACTGGTTGTCACCGATGGCTCTAAGATACCGCTCTACCTCAGTGGCATTATTACCTATTACGCTGGTCACCCCCTGAAAGGTCATTGCGACGGAATTACCATCCTGCTTGGCTTTAATACCGAATTCGGCCAACCTCTCAAACTGTCCAGTCACAGCATCTGCGATAGCCTCGATGAACTGCTCAAGATTTTTACCCAGCGCTGCAGAGGTGTTCGCATAGCTGATGATTGCTTCTTCAGTCGGCCGCAAACCAAAGTTTTTCAATTTAACGAAAGCGCCGACCACTTCATCCAGCGTGGCGGGCAACTGCGTGGACAGCTGCGCCAGGCGCGCAAACTGGATCTCGCTGGCCTGCGCGCTACCGGTGGCCACTTCCAGTTGCACCGACAGAATACCGAACTGCCGCTCGGCCTCGATCAACTGGTGCACCATCGTGGCACCGGCCACAGCCTGGACCACGCCTGCCAGCGCCTGAGCCTTGCCATGTAGGCCGGTCATTTCATTGCCGACATCCTTGACGCCACGCTCGACCCGTTCGATAGAGTCATCCAGGCGATCTACAGCACCGATCATTGCCTTGGTCCCAGACTCGAAGGTGTTACGCGCTTGCTGGATATCGCGGCCAAGGTTGGCCATACCGGCGCGGATATCAACGACAAGGGACTGGGTAGCCATAGGCATGTACCAAAGAAAAAGCCCCGTTTCCGGGGCTGTGGGTTGCTATCACTTTTAATCAGGCTGCCATTGTGCTTTATCGCACTTAGACTGAACCACCTCTTTTGACGCTCCATCACGATTGCTCAGCATGGCTATATGACAACCAGAAGCATCACGCATGAAAGAGTATTCAGCAATCTTCGGCACGGGACACTTCTGCGATTGCATCACACTAAAGATGTACTGCTTTCGCTGCAGCAGATTCCCTATCTGCAACAGCCGGTTAGTCTCACGCACCGCGCTGTTATCACCGACACCACTGACTTTCACGTCATCAACAGACTTGTCGATCTCAACCAGCTTTTGCGCCAGAACATCGCAAGTCTCGGCAAATGCACTACCAGAAATCAGAAGTGCCGATGCAAGAACAACCACTTTGAACGACATTGAAATACCCCAATCATTGAACAGGCAGGAAAGCATACTACCTATCATGACTAGGGCATAGCCGTCACATCAGCCCCGGAATACTTCCAGCGTTGCCCGTTCCATCACCTGCAGCTGGCGCACCAGTACCTTGCGCTCTGCCTCTGCGATACAGAACACATCACGCAGCGCGGCGATGACCGCAGACCAATCCAGGCCGACAGCGACGCCCGTGCTACCGGCGCGCCGCCACCAACTGCCTACCGTCAACCAGACCTCAACAGCCTGCAGGTTGCAACGGTAGACCGCTATATCACCCTCATGCCCCAGCGCCAGATGGCGGGCAACGCTAATCAGTTTTTTACCGGGCCTTTGGTATGCACCTGGTGCACCACAGACCACAGCGCGCGCGAAATGGCGACACCATGCGGCGTCTGCAGCACGCTTTCCAGCGCAGCCTGGCTGAACTCGATGGCAGTGCCATCCGGCCGGACAACACCGTCCCAGCCATCCAGGAAGTACTGCAGCTGGCCCGCGCTGTTACGCAGCACTTCAGCCACGGCACCATCCAGCTGCACGACAGCGTGCTGGTCGTAATCTGCCGGCGGCAGCAAACGGAAACGAGCCTTGAATTCAGACTCGACCGGGACACCGCCGTCACCATGCACCAGCACTTTCACCGGCATGGTGATGATGGGCTTTTCTTCAATCAACAGCATGATGTACTCCTGCCCCGCCAATAGGCAGAGCGTCAGGGTTGACCAGATTACGCGCGACGCACGTCGAAGTACTGGCTCACGCCGGTACCGGTTTTGCTGGTATCACACAGCAAGCTGCCGGACAGATCGGACTTGGCAAAGTCATTGCCTTCGGACAGCAGATCCATAGCACCTGCACCCAGGCGCAGGCGGTAACCACGCACCACAACCGCCGCACCGCCATCAGCCTTGTTCAAGCCCACGAACAGGCACTCGAACTCGGCGGATGGCACGGTCAGGGCGTCGATGCGTTCGGCCGCCAACGCGGTGTAATCCACCGTCAGGGCATCGCCATCAGCAAAGCCGGCTGACGCCGCCAGGAAGCGAATACCGGCCGGCGTCACCACATAGCCAGTGGCTGCGATAACGGTGCTGGCTTTCTTGACAGTCACGGCCTGCGCGGTGTCGATCAGTTTTGCGGTAGGGATCAGCTTGCCAGCGTAACCCTTGATCTCTTCGCCGGTGACCGGGCCACCTGCCACACTGGAGGTGGTGCCCTTGAACAGCAGCGCCAGGTTTTCTTTGCTGTACTGGCTGATGCCACCCAGGGCAACTTCCACGCTCTGAACGTCGGTATAGGTATCCAGCGCACCACCCTGCACCGACGTGGTATTGATCAGCTGCTTATCCTGCGTCTGCGGTGTGAGCTTCAAGCTGGACAGGTTAAGCGCCGACACAAACTGGCTGGTGCCTTTGGGCGCCAGGAACATCTCACCTGCGCCAATGAAACTGAGATTCTTGGGCATACGCCCTCCTATGGGATGTAATCGATGATCAAACTGATCTTGGCTGCCGCGTAGGTATCGACCAGCTCATCGCTGTCCCACTC